TATAATATGAATAAACAAATTTTAGATCAGTTTAAAAATGATCCCAAAATAACTTACTCTCAATTCTTTTAATTTTTTGGTTTATTTATTCAATTACCTTGGAGAGAGCAATACTTTATTTTAACTTCTGGTGCATATATACTTAGCAAATATGAGAAAAAACAAAAAACTTCTAAAAGCGTGGAAAAGGTCAAAAAGAGCCGTAAATCGAAAACCATTTAATGTTTGTTTGAGTTGTGAGGGTTAATAGTCTTTAAGTCGGGTTATGTGGGCTACACTAAATTGGTGATGTATGGTGATATAGCTGAGGTATATGAGTATGAAAAAAATATCAGTAGTAATAGAGGAAATAAAAGAAGCTGAAAATAAATAGACAATTAATAATAGTATTCATTCAAGGCGAAATAGTCGAAACATACGGAAACTTAATAAAAATAAGCTCAATTAAATTTTAAAAAAAATGAAACAAACACAAAAAAAAGGCGCACCGTTTAAATATACAGAGCCAACGGTGCAATTGGGAAGTATTAGAGTTCCTGCAAGTAAAAGAATCGAGATAAGACAATTAGTGTATAGTTATTTACAACAATTTAAAAAATAAAGTTATGAAAAAGTTTGAGATTACAAAAGAGCAGATTATTGAATTATCAATACAAAACAATATTGAAATTAAATTAAAAAAATGGTTTCCAGACGCTTTTAAAACTAAGTTTACAGGATGGGCAAAAGATATTCACGAAATGAATGAAGATTGGATTGCTTATTATGAAAATGATATTTTAAAATACGGAATAAATGCAAATGGCGATTGGTTTAAATCCAAAAGCAATTCTTATTACAATGAATGCGAAAGTAACAGAAAAGCAATGGAAAAAGAAGCTAAAACTGCTTTAATTAATGAGGCTAAGAAAATAGGGTTGATAGATGGGAATTATATAAAAGCCACAGATGGAGATTATGGGTTATTAAACGGCGGGATTTGGATATACAGCAAGGATGTAAATAAGTTATATTATGATGGTTTTATTTTATTCGATAACGGTAAATGGGCAACAATCATCGAAACAATCACAAAAAAAGAAGCTGAAAAATTACTTAATAAAAAAATAATATAATGCAAAAGAAACACGAAACCATTTTTGAAATGGAATATAGACTTAAGAAAGAAGCTAAGGAAATTGCAAAAAATCACGTAGATGTTAAACCAATTAAATATTTATTGAAATGAAAAAATTAGAAAGATTATACGACAGAATTTCATTTTACTTATGCGGAAATCAAAGAAACTTATTTCGTTATTAATGAAAAAGATGATGCAAATAGCTATGGAATGCGATACACGATATAACGATGTTTATTCTGTAGTCAGGAAGTTAAGAATTAAAGGAACAAAAGCAAATGAATTTAGAAACTCAATAGTAAAATTAGACAAATATCAGGAGGAGCTTGTACATCAATGTTTGTATTTTGAGGGTAAAATAACAGAATTAACGTTAGAAAGTAAAATGAATTATGAATCAGAATAAGCCAACTCACTACCAAACAGACAATAACATCGATATTATAGATTTTTGTAAAATGTATAACTTAAATTTTAATCGTGGTAATGTAATAAAATACGTTGCAAGAGCCGGGAAAAAAGATGACGAAATAAAAGATTTAGAAAAAGCTTTGGATTTTATTCAAAGAGAAATTAAATATTTAAAAGAGAAATAATTATGAAAAAATACAAATACATAGGAGAGTCTGACGAAACGACTACGAAAGGAAAAATTTATAACGTTAAACCGAATGGTATTTTTATAGACGATACTAACTCGGAATGTTGTTTAGGAAGTGACTATAAAAAATATTTTGAAATTGTAGAAAATGAAGAAGCAAAACAAAAAGAAAAAACTTACACTGAAAAAAATATAGATGATGCTTATGATAAAGGCTTTAAAGATGGATTAAATAAACAATTAGACAAAATGTATAGTGAGGAAAAAGTATTGTTATTATTACAAAAAAGAGATAGTCACAATATTACTTATCCGACAACATTTAACGGAGGTTGGTTGACGCCTAAGGAATGGCTTAAGCAATTTAAAAAGAAATAATTATGAAATTAAGAGAAAAATTTAAAACAGAATTTAGTATAAACACATCAGGTGAGTCTGGAAGATTTGCGGATAAATGTGAAAGCATAGCGGATTATTTTGCTATTGGGTTTGCAAAGTGGTCAGAAAGTTACACATACCATGAAAAATTTAATGCTTGGATTAAAAATAATAGTTTAACCGTTGAAAAAAAGACAACAAAAGAATTATTAGAAATCTACAAAAAAGAAAAAAACTTATAATTATGAAAAAAATCAGAACTAGATTAAAGCCTTATGAAGCTATTTCTTTAGGATTAGAGCCCGCTAATGGAGACAGTCACGGAAATCAAAAGTACCGCTTAACAGAAAGTCAAAAATTAAACTTAGACAAAATAAGGGAATTTCATAAAACCAATTTTAAGACAATTAAACAAACATTAGACAAAGATGGCAATATATTGTCTAAAGTTGAAAAACTCGTCCCTGATAACCTTATTTCAATCCCAGAGAATCACGAAATAAAAAGGGTAAGCACAAATGTTTCTACTAAACAACAATGGGTGATAACAGAGCCTATTAAAAAAGGTGTTGAAACCGAAAAAGAAATTGATTTTTTAAGTATTTTTAAAGATAAAATAGAACCTATAATTATTAATTACGATAATGATTTTTCGCTAAAAAAATCTTACGGATGTTTTTTTGACAGAGCTATATACACAGATACTCATGTTGGAATGAATGTAAATAAAGATGGATTTTCTTTGTATGACGGATTATGGGACGAATCAGAACTATTTAAAAGATTGGAAATTTTTGTGAATTATATTGTTAAAAATCAAAAATCAGAAACTTTATTTTTAAATGATTTAGGTGATTTCATGGACGGTTATGATGGATTTACAACACGTGGAGGTCATGCGTTGCCACAAAATATGGATAATCAAAAAGCATTTGATGTTGGGTTGCGTTTTAAAATAATTATGATTGATTCATTAATCAAAAGTTATTATAAAATAAAAATAGTTAATATATGTAACGATAATCATGCAGGGAGTTTTGGTTATATTGTAAATAGTGCGTTTAAAACATATATAGAGCTGAAATATCCTGATAATGTAGAGGTAATTAATCAAAGAAAATTCATAGACCATTACATTGTAGATAATCGGTGTTTTATTCTTACACACGGAAAAGATGATAAAAGTTTAAAATTTGGGTTTAAACCAAAATTAGATGCTGTGCAAATAGAAAAAATCAAGAATTATATTGATGAATATAAACTACACAATTATGATATTGAATTCGGAAAAGGAGATAGTCATCAACTGCTTTTTGATTCAACATCGTCTACCTCTTTTGAATATCAAAATTTTGGAGCGTTAAGTCCTCCAAGCGATTGGGTTAAAACTAACTTTAAAAATACAAAAAGCTCATTCACTATAATGAATTATTTTGAAAAACAAAAAACTATCAATAATTATATTTTTGATAAAATGTAAAATAATATGACAAAATGTAAACAATGCGGACAGCTTAACGGAGTTCATAAAATGAGTTGTGAATCTCGAAAAGTTACAATTATGGCAGATTGCGAATGTAAAATTCCAGAACCACAAATAAAAGTAAGTGAAAACGGTATAGATAGTTATTGCAAAAAATGTTGTAAAAATTACAAATCAAACTAATGGAAAATTTCACGCTATATTACATGTTTAATGGAAAAAAGTATAAAAGTACTGTTTTAGCAACCGACAGAATACACGCTATGAATTTAATTAAAAATAAGATTGAATTTATTAGCGAGCCTAAAAATAAAAATAATGATTTTATGAAAACTTTTAACGACATTATAAATGGCAAAACAAAGTAACTTAACGCGAATAAAAAGAGTCTTAGAATTTTACCGTAAAAGAGGGTGTAATTCTGAATTTGCAAATAAAGTTTATAGGAAAATAATAAATAGTAAGAAATTATGCTAACAATTACAAACGAAGATAATATGCTTTTAATGAAACGCTATCCTGATGATTATTTTGATTTGGCTATTGTAGACCAGCCATACGGAATTGGAGATAAATTCAAAGGCGGTAAAAGTGGTAAAATGAATTTTAATGAAGTAGTTGACAAAGGTTGGGATTGTGTGCCTACTAAAGAATATTTTAACGAACTTAAAAGAGTTTCAAAAGAGCAAATAATTTTGGGAGGGAATTATTTTGATCTACCACCAACCCGCTGTTTTATAGTTTGGGATAAGTGCATTAGCGATGATTTTACTTTAGCAATGGCAGAAATAGCTTGGACTTCCTTTGATAAATTAGCAAAGATTTTTAAATATTCAGTTCCTAAAGATGGTAAAATACATCCAACACAAAAGCCACAAAAGCTGTATAAATGGATTCTAAATAAATACGCCAATAAAGGCGATAAAATACTTGATACTCATTTAGGTTCGGGAAGTATTGCAATAGCTTGTCACGATTACGGATTTGATTTAACAGCGTGTGAATTAGACAAAGAATACTTCGACAAAGCAATAGAACGAATTAATAATCATGTAGCGCAACAAAAACTATTTTAATGGCAAAACAACAAAAACCTAAACCTACAACAATTGACGAAATCGAAAAAGAAATTAAATTTTTATTAGTTTCTAAAACTGATAACGTAAGACTAAAAGAATTACAAAAAAAAATCGATTATTTTAATTGGGGTATTAAATAAAATGTTATATTTGTATTTGTATTGTTCGGGCAGGTTCGATACATAGAAGAAATTTTAAAGAAGCTCACAAAAGTAAAGCCTGCCCGCTTGAAATTGTGGGCATTTTTTATTTATGAAAAAAACTTTATACCCACATCAAAAAGAATTTTTAGACGAAATACTTTTAAAGATTAAACAAGTTGATTCTGTATGTTGCCAACTTTCAACTGGTAGCGGTAAAACAGTAGTATTTACAGAATTAGTATCTAT